TAGAGCCTTGTATCTTTGTTTGAAATTGTTTCAACTCGGCGACGTCATTTTCAAGTTTCGCTATCGTTTGCTTAAAACGTTCCATTACGTACATATATTTATATATTATAACTTTAAATATATACACGAGAGAAGACTGAAATCTTCAGCTTTATAAATAGAATGGAACCTATGAAGGAGAAAAAGGAGGGTTTTAAGGGTGGCCGCGGGAGCAGTGGCGGCAGCCGTGGTGGTGAGTCCTTGGGCAGTTCTATTCTTGGAAACTCGGGCCTTATGGTGCATGCTGGGGGAATTACTCAATGCTCTTCCACAGACCAAACATGGTTCTGCTGGCTTTCTCGCCTCGTCGGTATAATCCAGTATGTGTTCTTTTTAATTGCTATTATTTTTGTTTTGTATTATTTCGTGTGGCCTATGATATCAAAAAATCTAGGTTTCTCCGGGTCACGCAGGGGTAAGGGACGCGGTTAGCGTAGCGTCCTTGTGATTAGCGTAGCGTCCTTGTGGTTAGCGTAGCGTCCTTGTGGTTAGCGTAGCGTCCTTGTGGTTAGCGTAGCGTCCTTGTGGTTAGCGTAGCGTCCTTGTGGTTAGCGTAGCGTCCTTGCGGTTAAAAATTATTCTGTAATTAAATTATCACCATCCCTTTCATTTATTATTGTTCCCAACTCCTCCACAACCCTCCTAATATTTATTTCATTATCCCTTGTTAATCTCTGAATGTGAGGATCTTCTGGGAATTCATTATCTGGTTCATAAATATTCACTTGACCAAGTCTCCAGCCTTCCGGCTATAAATTAAAGTAGCACTTAGACCAACGGGCATTTTAAATGGACAGCTAGGGGTTGTCCTCATATCATATGTTATTATACTTTTAAAAAATAATACATTACACACAAGGGTGCGTATTGAAATAAATATATATATAGTAGAATGACTTCCACACTTAGGACATTTGCTTCAAATGTAGTACTTCCGCAAGTAAGTGGCGTAATTGCAATAACTTATCAAGAACTACCTATACAGTTCACATTAGATAAAAAGGGAACATTAGATTTTGTGTTTGCAAATGGATTTGATGTGGATTCTGATATTAATAAAAGTACTACAATGTATGTTAGAGGTTCAAATAATATGGCAATTCGTTTAGTAGATAAAATAGGTCCCAATTTTATTTCATGGATGGAAAATAATGAGGGTGTAGATGTTGGCAGTATATCAATATATGAAAAGCCAATAGTATTCCGTGCAAATTTACTTTTACCAAATACAATAGAATTCAACCCTAATAGTGACATGGCTATGTTTGAAAGAACCGACCCAATTTCTTTTGAACAATCCGCTGGCAACAGTGCTAATAACTATTTTTCAACTTTCCTTTTCAAAAAGCCTTTGGTCTTGAAATACAAAAAATCAGGAATAACTTATTATAGATGTTTTACTACACAATTCAGTCCCCAAACGTAAGTATTTTAGTTTTATCTTTACTCAATTTAACCTCCGAAGAGCAATATCCTCTTCAACTCCCTCTCTAACTCCCACAAGAAGTGCACACCTCATCGTCCACCACATGCTCTTGCCCACTCTCCTTCAACTTCTGGCGCGCCTCCGCCGCCGCCTTAGCCTTCGCCTCGAGCTCTGCAGCGCGCAAGGCCTTCTTGAGAGCCTCCACCGTCTTGGGCGACTGACGCTCATCATCCGAGTCATCCGAGTCAGAATCATCCTCTTGGTCCTCAGCAGCAGCCGCGCCAGCGGCGCTAGTGCCAGGCTTGCCACCGCTCACCGCCGCCAGAAGACGAGGATCCACGGTGAATTTCTGCGCCATCACCGGCGCCTTCGTGCGCAAATAGTAGCATCCAGTTTTGAGCCCGGACTTCCAGGCGTAAAAGTGCATGCTCGTCAGTTTCGCGTAATTCGGATCGGCCGCGAACAAGTTCAAACTCTGCGACTGATCCACAAACGCCCCACGACCCACCGCCATATCAATCAACACCTTTTGCTTCAGTTCATAGGTCGTCTTGTAGCGCGCCTGCATCTCCAGCGGAATCGCATCAATCCCCTGAACACTCCCATTCCGTGCCACAATCTCCTGCTTCATCGCATCCGACCACAGCCCTGCCTCCATCAACTCGGCCAACAGATACTTGTTGATAACGATGAAATCCCCAGCCAGCGTGCGCCGTGTATACAGATTGCTCGTGAACGGCTCAAAGCACTCGTTGTTCCCGAGAATCTGCGAAGTGCTCGCAGTCGGCATCGGCGCCACCAGCAATGAGTTGCGCATCCCCTGCGCAGCCTGCAGGCGAAGACCAGCCCAGTCCAAGCTCCCATCAGCCTCCGTCAAGGGCACCACCTTCCACAAATCCGGCTGGAGAACTCCCCGGCTCGTGGGACTGCCAGCGAAGCTCGGATACGAGCCCTCGGCAGCAGCCAGGCGCGCAGATTCCTGCACCGCCGCGAAGTACATGTGCTCAAAGATGAGCTGATTCAACTGCGCCGCCTCATCGGACTCCCAACTCATCCGAAGCATGGCGAACACATCGGCCAACCCCTGAATACCGAGGCCAAGAGGGCGATGGCGCATATTACTGCGCTCCGTCTCGGCCGTCGGGTAATAGTTGATGTCAATCACGCGATTCAGATTCTCCACCACAATCGCCACCACCCGCCGAAACTCCTCAAAGTCAAAGGCCTTCTTGCCATCTGCCCTGTCAACTACGAACGCCGGCAGTGACATGGATGCCAGATTGCACACGGCCGTCTCCTCCGGGCTAGAATACTCAATGATCTCCGAGCACAGATTGGACGACTTGATAGTGCCCAGATTCTGCTGATTGCTCTTCCCATTCGCAGCATCCTTATAACACAGGTAAGGAGTGCCCGTCTCCATTTGCGTATCCAGAATCTGGAACCACAGCTTCTGCGCAGAGACCTTCTTCTTGGCGCGCCCCTCAGCCACATACTTGGCATACAGCTTGCGGAACTCATCACCCCACACCTCCTGAAGCCCAGGGGCCTCATCGGGGCAGAACAAGCACCACTCACCATCGGCCTCCACGCACTCCATGAAGAGGTCAGGAATCCAGAGCGCGTAGAAGAGGTCGCGTGCCCGCTCCTCCTCAGCCCCCGTATTCAGCTTCAGCTTCAGGAAATCCTCAATGTCGGCGTGCCACGGCTCCAGGTAAACCGCAAAGCTCCCGTTGCGTCGCCCACCCTGATTCACATAGCGCGCAGTGTTGTTGAAGACACGGAGCATCGGCACAAGACCGTCGCTAGTGCCATTCGTCCCACGAATCCCCGACCCACGCGCGCGAATATTGGAGCAGTGCATGCCAATACCACCCGCGTATTTGCTGATGTTCGCGCAATCACTGAGCGTCTTGAAGATACCGGTGATACTGTCCGTATCCATGGCCACGAGGAAACAGGACGAGCACTGTTGCCTGGGAGTGCCGGCACTGTAGAGGGTCGGCGTGGCGTGAGTGAACTTCTTGGTGCTGAGCAAGTCATAGGTGCGGAAGGCCTTCGGCAAATCCGAGCCCCAGAGGGCGAGGGCCACGCGCATCCAGAGGTGCTGGGGGCGCTCGCGAATGACTAGACTCGTGTCCTTGAGGAGGTAAGAGCGCTCCAGAGTCTTGAAGCCGAAATAGTCAAAGGCGTAATCCCGCTGGTAATCAATCGCCGACTCAATCGCCGCCGCCTTCACAGGATCACGGCACAGAGCGAGAATATCGTTGTGAATCGTGCAGACCTTCTCGCCGGTCTTCGGGTTCTTCTGGTCCGAGAGAGACAGCATGACCTCGGCGAAGTTGCCGACCGTCTCCTTGTGATGATTGCTGATGGCAATCTGGGCGGCCAAGACACCCCAGTCGGGATGGGTGGTGGACAGACTCGCTGCGAGCTGGGCTGCGAGATCATCCAGCTCCGACGTCTTCACGCCACTATAAATCTGGCTCAGCACCTGCTGGGCGAGGCCATCAGGATTGATACGCAAACCCTTGGCTGACTTGCGAATACGTTGCAAAACCTTGTCAAAACTGACACTCTCCGCCTGACCACTGCGCTTTAGAACTTGCATGCTAAAGGACATTGGGATAAACGGTTGGGACCTCCTATCGCACCTGGCGGGCGAATCATTTTTTACGAGTGACTCTTCTGTTGCCTCGTATTTCAGACATAAGTGAATAATATTTCGTGGCATCCTTATACCTCCGGGAACCTGTGTAAGAGGGGTTGATGTGGATGTAGTGCGTATTTTGGATTTCTCCTTGTATCACATGGTCGTCCAAATCATCAAAAAAATACACGCGCTTGGCGAGGTTACGGAGGGAAATTTGTTTGCTTCGCTGCACTTTTCTTTTGAAGAAGCCGGATGTTGCATTAACACTTTCTATCATTGTTGCCACGTCGGCCAGGGACTTGCGCGGATTATGAACGGGCAGACCTTCTTCTAGGTAGAAATCTTCATAATGAACATCCCTGCGATAATCTGCGCGCGCCATGATGTCGTCGAAGATGGGCTCGCTGGCTCCAAGGAGTTCTTGGATCCTCGCCTCAATGCGGTACATATAGCCCGTGTCCGAGTTATTGGATAAAATAAAAAGAGCGTCGACCGTTTTTCCTCGGCTGGCGATAGCCTCTCGAATCACCTCCAGGATTTTTGGATTTATGGGAATAGGATATTGTTCAGGTTCTCCGTCCACAGGTCCTATTGTCCCATCCACGTCGAATACGAGGACAAGGCCCATATCAACCCCTTTTACACTAGACCCAGGAATATTATTCGCTCTCCGTGAATACGAAAGCCAACTCCTCTAACCCCTCCTCCGGCAAAGCCTCTTCCACCGAAATAATATCGCGTGCCCATGAGCCCACAAATGCAGGCGCGTCATGAAAATCTCCACCGCCACGCCCATTCCCCTCCACAGTGAGGAGAGGCAGTGGATGGAGTTCATGCACCTTTGTCTTGTCTACGTATTGCTTCTTTGTGTGGTTCACAATATAGCGATATTTCGCAGCGCTCATGGGTTCCGGGCGAATCAACTTGCTCTCGGCATCATTGCATAGAGCATGTAAGTTCTTCTTATAATACCGTTGCTCGTCGTCCGCGTAGTCCCCAGCCCACACCACCCGACTCTTGTGGTAGGCGCCTTCTGGACTCAAGGAGAACTCCACGGTGTTGACGAATTTGCTAGTAAGGTAGGAGTGCTCCATCAACTTCACGCCCTCGTCGTATGCGCATGCGTTCATCCACGCAACTATGTTCCCATCTTCATCAAGAATAACCGTGAAGTAGTATTGACCCATTTTGGCTTGGACCTGCTTATGAAAAATGTAGGCAGAATCAATTTTTATTTCGCGCTCAACTCCACATCTTTGATAATACGATTCTGCGTAATCACGCGAGAACTAATACACATACTCTCTAACTCCTGCAACAAGAGCTTATACGCATACGGGATTTCAATATTGCTGAAATTCGTCGTGTTTCCGCAGCCACGGCACGCCCAGATTCCTTCCACGGGATTGGCGATCGCGATATTACCACAGTCCCTGCACGAATAACAGCGGAAGGCGTCAGAGCATTCCATGAGACGCTCCTTGGTGAACTCGGACATGCCGTGGGCAGCCACGGCGTCTCGCTCCATCTCGCCGAAACGAAGACCGCCCTCCCTTGCGCGCCCCTCGGCCGGCTGGCGCGTCAGCATCACTAGCGGGCCCGAAGCACGGCTGTGCATCTTATCGGCCGAGCAGTGGCGGAGGCGCTGGTAGAACACCGGTCCGACGAAGATATTCGTCTCCATCTGCCGGCCAGTGAAGCCGTTATAGAGGATCTCATTGCCATACGGCTCCATGCCGAGGCCGTCGCGCAGAAGCGATGCTAGGCCATCAACCGTGCAAGAGCCGAAAGGCGTGCCATCGCCGAGAGCTCCCACCTCGCAACCCACCTTGCCGAGGAGAGTCTCCATCAGCTGGGCAATCGTCATACGGCTGGGAATGCAGTGGGGATTGATGATAATATCAGGAATAATGCCCGAGGCCGTCTGGGGCATGTCCTCGGCATTGAGGATCATTCCGCAAGTGCCCTTTTGTCCATGGCGCGAGGAGAACTTATCGCCAATCTCGGGAATCCTGTCCTGGCGCACGCGGACCTTGGCGAAACTGTATCCCTCGCCATTGCGATTGCGGAAGATACGGTCCACCCAGCCAATCTCGTTATTGCGCATGGTCCTGGACACGTCGCGGAACTTCTTCGCCCCGGCAGGAACCACCGTGCCCGTGGGTATCCTCAGAGGCACCACCTTACCAATCAGAATATCGTCATTATCCACATACTTATTCTCCGGCACGAAGCCGTCCTCGGCGAGTTTCTCGTAATTCGCGTTCTTCATCTGCCTCGTCAACTGCGGATCCGGCTTGAAGAAGCGCTCCTCCTCACCTGACGACTGGTTCTTCTTCTCCTCGTCCTTGTATGTTCGGTAGAAGATACTGCGAAACCCGCCACGCTGGAGGAAGGCGCGATTGATAATGATAGAGTCCTCCTGATTGTAGCCAGTGTAAGTCATGATGGCCACTGTGATGTTCTGGCCACACGGCATTGTGTGAGACCCGTAGAACTTGCTCATGAAGGGACTCACCAGCGGGATTTGCGGGTAGCAGAGCATGTGTGAGAGGGCATCAAAGCGCTCGCGGAAGTTGAGGGCATACATGCCCATGGCCTGCTTGCCCATCGCGCACTGATAGGCATTGCGGGGTGACTGATTGTGGTCTGGGAAAGGAATGTTGGACGCCAGCGAGCCGAGAATGCAGGACGGGTGAATCTCCACATGCGTCTTCTGAGCATCCTCTAACACAGCCTTGTAGGTCATCGCGATCAGTGCACCCTCCGTCTCGCCAGGGTCAATATACTCCATGAGGTGATGGCCACCAGGAGTCTTCCATAGAAGAAGCTCCTCCCATGTCTTCATCGCGTCAATTTGCTTGGCGAGCTGAGAGTCCTTGAGCACTTCGCGCATGGCGGGCGCATACAAGAGAGGACGCAACATGCGCCCTGCCTCCGTGGTAATCCACAGCTCGCGCAAATTAATCTTCCAAATAATGCCCGTCTGCGGATGAAGCATGCACTCGCGCTTGGCAGCCTTCAGGGAGTCAATGGTGCTCCGTGTAGTGTCCGGCGTCAGCGTGCCAATCCACGCGCCGTTCAAGAAGACGCGCGTATCCGTGAACTTCTCTGTGATGGAGGAAGATGTCAGGGGTTTCAAGGTGCCGAGGCTATCTAGGTAGTCGCTCACACACCGAGGATTGCTGAAGATACTTACAATCGCCGTCGTGGCCATATTCTTCACCACGCCTACGGAATGGCCCTCTGGCGTCTCGGCAGGACAGACAAATCCGAATTGCGTGTTGTGGAGCTTACGGGGTGCAATCAGTTTGCCGGTCTTCTCAATGGGCGTGCTGATACGGCGCAAGTGCGAGAGGCCCGAGATGTAGTTGAGGCGATTCAATACCTGGCTCACACCGTTCTTGCTCGGCCCACCTGCCTTCGCCGAGCCGAAATTGCCGGTGGCGAGACAGGTCTTGAGGCCGACCTCCAGATTCGTGGATTTGATGACCTTGTGAATATTACTGATGTTCAGAATCTCCTCAAAGTTGCCCGTGGCCTTCCAACTCCCGCCGTGGATCTCCTTGGCCAGATAGGACTTGATGTCCTTCACCATGATCGTGGAGAACTGGGTGCGAAACAGGTTCGCGAGGAGAAACCCAGGCAAGTCCACGCGCTTATTGGGATAGGAGTCGCGGTCGTCATTCGGAATACGACCCGAAGAGACCCAGAGCACCTTGCGCGTCATGTGCGCGAGGAAACAGGCCTTCTCATAGGCCTTGTCCTCGGCTCCAATATGCGGGAAGAGCTCCTCGGCGAGGATATCTTTGACGAGGATAGGAGGCCTAGTGCCACGAGGAGCCCAGATCTTGATATAGGAGGCCATTGCCTCCAGGGCCTGCTCCTGGGTGTGGACGGTGGAAGACTCGGCCATGGACTCGTTGATGATGGTGTCAAAGGCGGTGTCACGACCTCTAGTGGCGGGCCCGAGAATCATATCCACGATGTCCTTGTCAGCCACGACGCCGAGGGCACGGAAGACGATGAACAGCGGGATAGGAGCCTTCATACGCGGCAGGGAGCAACGCAGGAGGACAATCTGGATGTTCTTCGGGTGATACATCATACGCACCGAATTAGACTTGGGGACTTGGTCATTGTCCGGGCCAATAGACTTCACCTCCACAACCTCTAACTCCTTCGCGGTGTTCCGGTTATTGCGGAACACGAACGGGCGATTCTCCGACATGCGCTCCTGGCTAATGCAGACGCGCTCACCGCCCTGGACAATGAAGTAACCACCCATGTCCTCTGCACACTCACCGACGCGGGCTGGATTCACATGGTGCTGGTCATTGAGGAGACAGTATTCACTGCCTACCATCACGGGAATCTTGCCCATGTGGACATTGGGAAAGAGGCGCTTGCGCACGGACTTCTTGCCCCCGTTGGAGTTGTCTGTCTCAATGTAGGTGACATTTATGTCCACGAAGAGGGGCGCTGCGTATGTGAGGTTACGCAACCTCGCATCATTGGGCATCATGGGGAGGACGGCACCGTTGTTCTCAAAGATGGTCGGCTTCTTAAATTGGATATTGCCGAACTCCAAGTGGACCTCATATTCACGACTTACAGGGCCGAGGCTTGCTACTGCGGCGACTTCCTGGTTGCCCATGAGCGCATTGGCGGCGGAAGTGCTGAGGCCGGTGGCGGATGCGAGGGCCGACCTGGGACCACTGAGAGGGATCTCTGGACTACCCCGAACAATAACGGGGTTCACCATCGTAATAATTTCATGGATGTCGTGCTTCATGAAATGATTAAAGCTCTCTAGCTGGTGGGTGACGATCTGTTTGCCGTCTGCTTGACCAAAGTAGAGTTCGAGGAATTTGTGCCAGAGGATGGGATCTTGGCCGTCCGCTGAAGAAGAGGACATCGTTGGTTGGGACTTGGTTTTGGCAGGGATGGAAGTGTCAATTTTTACTTTCATACCTAAGTTACTTCTTGCCATTTATTTAGATAGGCGCGCAGAATGTCAGAAGTGAGAAATGTGCAAATAACGGGTGGAGCAGTGGATCATTATCGGAAGGAGCGGTCAGGTGGTGTGACCCGACGCAGGAGAAGAGTAGAGCATGAAGGAGGAGATGCACCTCCTGGAGCGCCTTTACTAGGCCCGGCGAATATGGGCGCGGTGAAGTTCATTAGCGAAACTCTGGCTTCTGGGGGAGCGAAGAAAAAGAAGGAGGATGAGGTGCCTGTGAAGAAGGTGGAAGCGGTTGTCGTTGCTTCTCCTGTTACACCTAAGCCTCAGGCTCTGCAACCTCTGCATCCGCAACCGCCACTGCCGCAGCCTCTGCATCCGCAGCCGAAGGTAGAAGGGAAAATTATTCTCAAACCTGCCAAGAAAACTCCGAAGAAGATTGTTCTCGGTCCCCCGGCAATTGTAAAAACGAAGAAACGCTCCACGAATCCGAGAGAAACACATAAAGTCCGAGTCCAACTCAGCGGATTCAAGAAGAGAGTTACACGGGCCAAGGCGATTTCCAAAGAAAGTTCTCAGAAACCTCTGACCGATATTCGTAAGGAGTTGGAAGATGCCAAGCTAATAAAACCTATTGCACAGGGTGGAAAAGAGCGAGTTCCTGAGGCGGTTCTTCGCAGTATGCACAGGGATTATTTGTTGTTAAGGAATAGAGCTTTGTAAGGTATGCCTTTTACTCCATATACTTTACCAATCTCCTTAAATGCAGTTGCAACTGGGGGGGGGGTTACGTCAAAATCTATGAGTGGCTTACGTGGGAAAACTGTATATGATTCTGGTGGAACTTCTTACACTACACCAAGCAGTGGCCCATTTAGTCTAAAAGACAATTTCCTGAATAGGAGTTTTACAAGTCCTGCCACAGTTCCCGATGCACCTACAGAAGTTACGGTTCAATTTATATCGTTTACTAGTGATTATAGACGTACATTAAGTATAACATGGAAAGCACCCACTAATGATGGTGGCTCAGCGATACTTGATTATACGATAAGAACAACTATAAATAGTGATGGAATAGAATATACTACCCCTGATAATACTCGATCCATAACAATTACTAGTGGACCCCCCTATTCAAATGGCTTTATAGTCACCGCTAGAAATTCTGTAGGTAGCTCTTCTCCTTCTTTATTTTCAGTCGCAGATGCACCTACTAATGTTAGAGCAATACCCGATGATGCTAAAGCAACAGTATATTGGGACTTACCTATTAATACAGGTTATGGGTATTTTCTAAATGTGACTTTTATAATAACAGCTAATCCTGGTGGGTTAACAATGACTGCTCCCTATACTACAGCCGCATATTTTAATGGGCTGACGAATGGAACTGCTTATACATTTACAGTAATTTCGGTAAATCCTAGTGGCAACTCTGCCCCTTCTTCTCCTTCTGATCCAGTTACACCTCCTCAGAATAATATTGTTTTTAGAAATCCTTTTGGTGCTCAAGCTCCTGTTACTGCTACCTTAAGCGTTGATAAAAAAACAGTTACTATAAAACCTTTAGGTGGAAATTTTAGTATAGGTGCTACTTTAGGCGAAGGGAATAATGTCCCTATATATATAAGTTTTGATTTCATTTCTGGTCCTAATACACTTAACCTTGGTCTAAATAATCAATATTGGAATAATATTAACAAGTTTAATGTATATTTCCCCTATGGATTAGTAAATGGAACTATTAGTTTTTATTCTGCACTAGGAGGTATTAATGGAAATTGTTACGCATATATAACGAATACAAAAAAATTTCCAAGTGAGCCTACATTTTGTCAAAATGCAAGTGGAAATAGTATAACATGCCCGTAAAACCGCCCGACAGCTAACCTTTCACTAAAATATTTCATAGATAAATCATTTTAATATATAGAGGTTTGTAATCTATAATGAGTGTTACATATTCCAGTGGATCAGGCACTGTATCTTTACCGGCAAATGTGGATGTTGTAACAGTTACAATTTGGGGAGGAGGTGCTACTGGACAATATTCTGGTGGTGGTGGCGGTGGTGGTGGAGGGGGTGGCGGAATATCATTTTATGCGAATGGAGCAACATCTTACACGTATTCTGTAGCCTCTGGGGTGCAACTTGATATGTCATCATCGGGATATATGACTGGTCAGAAGGCAGGTAATTCTAGCACATTTTCATGCGGTGGTATTTCAATAACTGCACGTGGAGGAAATCTCGGCATTCTTAATGGTGAACGTGGTTCATCTACTGCAGGTGGCCAAGGAGGCACATATTCTGTATCTGGTGGCAGTATTATAACGAATAGTTTGCAGAACGGCAATTCTGGAGGTAATGGTGGTTATGCTTACAATGGTTTCCCAATTCCGGGAACAGGAGCATCTCAGACTTATGGTGGTGGGGGTAATTCATCTGATCGGGCCCCTACTGGTTATTTCTCAACTGCTTTTGATGGAAAAGCGGGTGTAGTCATAGTAAGTTATACAGTGGTAGCAACAACAGTGTCCGGCCCACCTACAAGTGTTACCGCTACCGCTGGCGTTGGTCAAGCAACTGTATCATGGACAGCACCAGCAAATAATGGTGGCTCTGCGATTATTGATTATACTGTAACATCT